CTAATGACAATGTAGTTAATGTCAAACAAGATATGAAAGAACTAAAGAAAGCACTTACAAATCCACTAGGAAACTAACATGACGTTTATCACAGAGAACAATATAGCAAATCTATATTCAGCTTTAATAGAGTTCCCTGTGTTTGACGAATATAAGTTACCACCTGCAAGTAAGGTTGATTTCGTAGTAGTGCATGACGATACTATGTGTGGTGAATATCAACCACCAGAATCAGGTGAGCCACATATTATTACTATATCTACTGCTAAGTGTGGTCATTTAGATACAGTTATAAAGACACTATGTCACGAAATTATACATATGATCTGTTATTTAGAATCACCTAAAACAGAAAAGTATGTAAGTCATAAAGGTTTATTTTTAAAACTACAAAAACGTGTAGCCAATAATCTTGGTTATGATCCAAAGGAGTTATAGATGTTAAGTATTTTATCAGGTATATTAGGTTTTGCTACTTCAGGTTTACCATCACTACTTTCGTTCTTCCAACAAAAAGGAGACCAAAAGCATGAGCAAATGATGGCTCGTATGCAGATGGAACAACAACTTGCTATGGCAGAAAAAGGTTTCCAATCTCAAGAAAAGATTGCTGAAATTGAGTTGGAAGGAACGTACGCAGAAACGTACGCACAAGAACGTGAAGCATTATACGACCATGATAAAAAACTTGTAGATGGCGCAAGCTCTACAGTTAAGAATTGGAATGCTATGGTTAGACCTGTAGTAGCATTTATTTTTGTAGGCGAGTTAGTTATTATTAATCTTATCTCATTAGTATGGGCTATGTGGTCTGGTGTAGACTTTGTAGTAGCATCTCAAGAAGTCTTTGGTTCTGAGGAACTCGCAATTACAGCCAGCATTATTGGCTTTTATTTTGGTGGACGTACTTGGGAAAAGAAACGTGAAAGTATCTAATGGTTGCATACAACTTATTAAACATCATGAAGGAATTAGGAACAAGCCTTATCGTTGCCCTGCTGGTTTGTGGACTGTCGGTGTTGGTCATCTTATCGGTGATGGTAAGTCTTTGCCTTCAGAGTGGAATCGCACTTTTACACCGGCTGAAATAGATGCAATTCTTAAACGAGACCTACGTCGCTTCGAGTTGGGAGTACGTAAGATGTTACCTAACGTGCCTCTTAGACAACATGAATTTGATGCTCTTGTTAGCTTTTGCTTTAATTTGGGTCTTGGATGCTTTCAGCGTTCAACCATCCGTCAAGCGTTGCTTCGTGGCGATAAAGAAGCGGCTATGGATTCGCTAGTAAAGTATTGTAGAGCTGGTGGTAAGATACTAAGAGGTTTACAAAAAAGAAGATTAGATGAACGTAAATTGTTTTTGGGTATATAATAAAGTATCTCAACACTAGGAGAGTTACTTGAAGATACTACTTTTAGATATAGAATGCGCACCTAATCTTGCAACGGTTTGGGGAATCTGGCAACAGAACATTGCACTTAATCAGCTCCTAGAATCATCTTATACACTCTGCTATGCAGCTAAATGGTATGGTGATAAAAAGATTATGTTTGACTCTGTATATAAAACAGATCGTAAATCAATGCTAAAGTCTATCCATAAACTCATGGATGAAGCAGACGCAATCGTTCACTATAATGGCAATAGGTTTGATATACCTATGCTTAATAAAGAGTTCCTAGAGGCTGGTATGCCACCACCAAGCCCTGCTAAACATATAGACTTATTACAAACATCTCGTAGCAAGTTTAGATTTGTTTCTAACAAACTAGACTATATTGCACAGCGTTTAGGTCTTGGTAAAAAGACAGCACATGAAGGTCATGAGCTATGGCTTAAAGTTATGAATAACGATAGGTCAGCATGGAAACGCATGGAAGAATACAATAGAAATGATGTTGTATTACTAGAGAAAGTATATGATAAGTTTAAAGGTTGGATAAGTAATCATCCTAACCACAATCATTTTTCAGAAGAAAGAGTATGTCCAAGTTGTGCAAGTCATAAAGTTCAACAACGTGGTTATTCAGTATTAACTGCTGGAAAGTATCCAAGATTCCAATGTCAAAATTGTGGTTCTTGGTTTAGAGGTAACAAAAAATTAACATCAGACAAATCAGAAAAATTCGTCAAAATATAGGATTTATTATGCAACGTTCAGAAGTAGAGATTATTTGTAATCACATGCTTGGTAAAACAATTATATCTTGTGAAGCTGAACATGGAGATAGCACTATCATCATCCAGTTAGATGACGATAGCTATATAGAAATTAGTGGTGAAGAACTATCTATCTACGGTGAACTAACACCACTAGACGATTAAAGGCAAATTACAGTACCATTAGAACTTACTTGGCATACTGTAACAGAGCCATCTGGTGCATATATAGTCGTTGTTTGACTAAAAGCCTTTTCTGTTCCAAATATTGCTAATGCAACCATAGCAAGTCCAAATATCCAATATATATTACTCATCATCAAACCTCTCTAAAATAGCTTCTACTTCAGGTGGATTAACAGCATCTTCATCTTTTGTAGCTTCTAATAGCTTATTCTTATACCAATCAGACTTTTCTAAATCTTGTTGTGGATTATCTTTAAATGGATAACGTAAGTCATATTTAAGTTTACATCCTTTTAAATACCCAATGTATTCTTCTTTTGTTAAACGACTCTTAATTACGTCTATTGCTTCAATACCGCCTACCATGTAATGTGGAGGTCTATTCACCATATCTACCATAACTATCCCCTTATAAAAAATAAATCAATCAACTGATACGTGCCATAAAAAAAGCCTATTATACTACCAATTACTAAAGCGTATATAATATAATCAATTATCTTTAATATCCTGTCCATTTACCATACTCCCTTCCTACAGTTACAGACACATACTCTCTATTCTTAAAACGTTTATCTAGTTCGCTATTATAAGTCCATTTAGGTAAACTAAAATATCCTTGGCTTTCCAAATACTTTAATCTTGTCCTATTAGTTACGCATTCTTGCACAATTTCTTTAATGCTGCAACCAGGATGTTCATCCATATATTTCATAATAAACTTTGCTTGTCTTTGGTCATCTAGTTTAGTGTACATCTTTCACTCCATGAGCTTGTTCTAATAATCTAGCAAACTTAAATATCCTATCTATAGTTACTACTTGACTACCATATCCAAATGCTGCTTTGTATATCTTAATGATTTCTTCTTGTGTAAGTGGTTTAGAGTCCATTATTGCTTTCAATCAATCGTTGTGTTTCTTCTGAATACTTATTCATTGACTTGTATTCTTCTATCTTATCACCTCTAAATAACGGTGTAATCTTAATATGATGTGTTGCATTTTTTAAGTCATTCAAATATGACAGTTCTTTAGGATGAAAAGACCATAAATAAGACTTCTTTAGGTCACCAGTCTTAACATCAAACTCTTCAAATAACCATGCTACAGGTTTTTTTTTCATTAGTAAAACACCATCCTTCCTATGTGCGTTTTTTTGCGTTTACCAAACCATGTTTCTTTTGGCGGTATCGAATCATCATGAAAGTATAAAGCATTTGCAACTGGGTTAGCATATTTATTATAAATAATCGTATCAATAACAAGTAGTTTAGTCTCCAAATACGCCCTTTCATTAACTGGATGGTGGGACTCATCTTGCACAGCAAACTGATTATTAGCATAAACGACAGAGCATACAGAATAACCCCAAAGACCAGAACGTAACCTATTACGTATAACATTTATCACCCCCACCTTTTCTTCTAATGTTCTTGTATTGACTTCATGATACACAGCAGTCGCATAACACGCAATATCTAATTCTAAGTTATGTATATCCATTATAGACCTTTCATGCTTTTCTTGTGTCTAGCAAACCCATATAAGCGTATAATTCTATTATAAATCTAAAAGAAAGGAGAACCGCTATGTGGACATCACCAACAGCAACAGAAATGCGTTTTGGCTTTGAAGTAACAATGTACGTAATGAATAAATAGTTATAAGCAATTGGGGATGTTCCTAGAAAGGAACATCCTCATCTGCACCTTCAACAGCAG